CGGTTATACTAGGGTTTAACTATAGGATAACGATATGTTTAAATTGGTAAATATACTAGAGAGATAAAATATGCCCATACAAACAATTAACATAGGTAATTACTCAAATGACGGTACCGGGGACGATCTCCGCACGGCTTTTGAAAAAGTAAACGCTAATTTTAACTTATTGAATATACAGGATACTACTGCGGCTTCAAATTTAGGTGCAGGGCAAGGTGTATTTGCACAAAAATCTGGGGCGACATTACAGTTTAAATCTTTGGTTGCTGGAACTAACATAACACTAGCCAGCAATGGTACCACAATTACAATCAGTGGTCAGGGTAATTTACAAACAGAAGCAACACCGACATTAGGTGCAAACTTGAATATGAATGGTTTTAATATCATAGGTGGCGGAAATATTGAAGCTACAATTTATGGTGTAGATGTAAGAACATTGTTGGGAGCGCAAGCAGATATAGATTTCGGCACTTTCTTAGCTCCATCAACTTTTGATCTAGATATGGGATCATTCTAAAGGATTAGGAGACATCATGGCGTTACAAATTAGGCGAGGTACAGAAGCACAAAGAGGTTCATTAAGCGGGGTAAACACTCCCGCTATTGGTGAACCACTGTACACTACAGACACAAAAAAACTATTCATAGGTGATGGTTCCACAACTGGTGGTGTAGCATTAGGTTATTACAGTGCAATAAATGTAGCAGGTCAAAGTTCATTGAGTGCTGCCAATAATACAGATACATTAACACTTGTAGCAGGAACAAACATAGTCCTAACTACAGATGCAAGTACTGACACTATTACGATTAGTGCTCCAAGAGATGTAGAGGTGTTCAATACTGGTAGTATTAATATTTTTCAAAATAATATTCAAGGCCTAAACAGCAATGAAAACATTATTATTGATCCTTCAGGAACAGGTCAAGTACAAATTAGCAGTGGATTAACTGTAACAGGAACAATATCAGGAAATTTAAGTGGTAACGTAACAGGTAACGTTAGCGGCACAGCATCCACAGTTACAAACGCATCACAACCTAATATTACTAGTTTAGGCACATTAACTGGTTTAACTGTAAATGGCACTGTCACAGCCACAACTATTGTAGGTAATGTTGACGGTCATTTAAATGGATCTGTATTCAGTGATAACAGTACACTATTAGTTGATGCAATTAATAATATTCACGCTGGTAGTTTTACTACTGGTGAACTTAATATTATAGATCATACAATTAGCACATTAAATTCTAATCAAGATTTAATAATTGATCTAGCAGGTACTGGTAGACTTGATGTTCAAGCAACAATTCAAGCATCAAGATTAGAAATGTTTAACGACGTATTTACTGGTGGTATCGCATTAACTAGTGCCGCATCTACCAATGCTTCATTAGTTATTGCTACTACGCATAATTCAGCATCTACATCGCCAGCATTTGTAACTAATATTGAAACATTCCGTGGTCCACAAGTTGGTGCCACTGTTACATTTTTAAGATCTAAAGGTGCTAATCCTTTGGCTCCACAAAGTGTTGTCAACAATGATGAAATATCAACATTTGATTTTAATGGATTTTATCTTCCAGATTCAGCGTTCTACAGTGCGGCAAAAATTAGAGGTGTTGTAGACGGTGCACCTAGTGCCGGTGCTGTACCAGGACGTTTAGAATTTGTAGCATCTAATTCGTCAGGATCCAGCGCAGTTAGATTAACTGTAAGTTCTACAGCCGTTTCTGCTACTGTGCCATTCAAGTTACCAGTTGTAGCTGATGACACAGCACGTACAGCATTAGTAGCAACACCTGCACAGGGTATGATGATTTTCATGCAATCAGGAACTAGCCCCTCAGCCACAAATGTAGCACAAGTTTACAACGGAACAGCTTGGGTCAATCTATAATATCAACCCTTGATAAATACTGTATCAAGGATTGATCATGTTACAAATTTGGACAGCTAACTCTGGCACTTCTTTAGGTACCATACAGGAAAGAACTAGCACTACGATTAGTTTACCTGTGTCCTTTTCTAACACTTTCAACGACAGTTCAGCACTTACTTACACAGTAATTAGCGGAGCTTTGCCGCCTGGTCTTAGATTAAACAATGATAAAATTGTAGGTTCTGCTTTTGAAGTACCAAGAACTACAGATTTTACATTTTGCATTAGAGCCAGCTACGATAATGATATAGCTGATCGAACATTTAAAATTACTGTTGAGGGTGCTGACGAACCAGTGTTCGTCACTCAAGAAGGCACTCTTCCAATAGGAACTAGTCAAGCATATTTTATATTAGATAGCAGTCTAGTTGATTTTCAAATAGATGCTATAGATGCTGATACGGCCGCAGGACAAACATTAAAATATTTTATATCTAGTGGCGATGGTGAACTTCCACCAGGACTCAGCATGTCTGATAGTGGACGTATTACTGGATTTATACAACCCTTACCTACTGTACCAACAGACAACAGAACTGGAAGTTACGGTGAGGATTTGTTTGACAGTTACGGATATGACTATGGTAGCAGACCAGATAATGGTTACGATAGCTTTATATACGACAGTGTATTTTTTGATTATTTTTTACCCACGCTTACCCCAAGAAAACTGAATAGAAATTATGAATTTATAGTTACAGTTAGCGACGGGGATAATATTTCAAAAAGAAAATTTTTAATCTATGTAGTAGGCGATGATTTTTTACGTGCAGATAACACGCTAGTCAGTGCAGGTAACGGAGTGTTTACTGTTGACGGAACATATTTAAGAGCCCCTATTTGGGTAACTCCTAGTGATCTTGGATTATATAGAGCAAATAATTATATCACAATATATTTAGACACGTATGATGCTTCAGTATTAGGTCCTGTTGTGTACAGTTTAGATGCTACCAATCCAGATAGTACTCCTAGTTTATTACCACCAAACATGCAGTTTGATATTAGAAACTCAGAAATATTTGGTATTGTTCCATATCAACCAGCTATTACAAAAACTTACAAATTTACTGTTACTGCAAGTAGGTTTGGATCTGATGGAGAAATAGCTTCAAGCAAACGTACATTCACAATGAGTACGTTGGGTGAAGTTGACAGCGTAATGAATTGGTTGACTCCGTCGTCTTTGGGATCAGTTGATGCAAATTATATCACAACTCTTAGAGTAACTGCAACGTCAACTGTGGAAAACGCTACTATTTTATACAGTTTAATTACTGGATCTTTACCACCAGGTTTAACTTTACAGCTTAATGGTGAAATAACAGGCAAGGTAAATCAATACGGCTCACCTGGTTCACCCGGTGTTACAACATTTAGTGATACTGATATTTTAGGCAATGTGTACAATAATCAAACTTTTGATGGCGGAACTACAACTGTTGACCGAGAGTATAAATTTGTAATAAGAGCTAAAGATGAATTTGAGTATAGTTTTATAGATAGAGAATTTATTATCAAAATTTCTACTCCTAATGATAGATTGTATAGTAATATTAGTGCTAGAACATTTATGATTCAAAACAAACGAGATTTGTTTAATGGATTTATTGACGATAATATTATTTTCACACCAAACAGCATTTATAGACCAAATGATATAAATTTTGGTATACAACGTGACCTTAGAATGTTAGTTTATGCAGGTATTGAAACAAGAGCCGCAGAACGATATGTAAGTGCTATAGGTCTTAATCATAAGAAAAAACGTTTTGTATTTGGTAGTGTTAAATCTGCCAAAGCAAAAATCCCAGGGACCAATGACGTAGTTTATGAAGTAATCTACGTTGAAATGATAGATCCTTTAGAAAAAGGTAATAAAAAATTAAATTCTGTAATTAACACAAGCAGAGACCCTAATACTATTACAGTTGACACTGACAACAGTATTTGGGATGGCATAGAAAACTTAACAAGATTAAATCGTGACGAACCCTTTGCCCCTAGACCGTTTGATAGGACTACAATAGATCAAACTGATTTGTTTGTTAGTGATCCAAACCCAACAAAGAGATTCCCTAGTAGTATTACAAATTGGCGAGATCGGATTTCTGCTGTAGGGTCAACAGAAAGAAATTACTTGCCTCTTTGGATGCGTAGTGTTCAAGATGATGCTAAACAAGAACTAGGGTTTGTTCTAGCTGTTCCTATTTGTTACTGTAATCCAGGGACCAGTGCAGATATATTGCTAAACATTAAATTTAGCGGGTTTGATTTCAAAAATCTAGACTATACAGTAGATAGATACATAATAGATTCCGTCACCGGATACGGAAGCGATAAATATCTGGTATTTAAAAATGACAGGGTAACAATAACATGACAAGCGCAATTTCAACTTCTTCAATTGACGAATCATATCCAGTTGCTGGACAAGATAACAACAGCCAGGGATTTAGAGACAATTTTAACGCCATTAAAACAGCACTTAATACCGCCAAAGGCGAAATTGATACACTGCAATCTGGCACTGCTAAATTAAATGTAGCAAATAATTTTAATGGAGTTTTGTTGGAAGATGCAGAGGTAAACAAGTTTTACGGATCTGTAAGGCAAAATGGAACACTGTCAACAAACTCAGACATTGATTTAGAAAATGGTCCGTTACAAGTAGCCAGTGTTAGTGGAAACATTTCATTAAGATTCATTAATTTGCCCGACAGCGATCTATATGGTAAAATGAGATTGCATATTAAAAATACCAGTGGAAGTTCTAAAACTATAACTTTAGACAGTCAAGGTGTTACAGATATTAAGTTTGTTTCTGGGGAGTTTACTGCATCAGGATCACTAGCACAAGTGGCTGTAGCAAATAACACAGAGGTTGTAGTTGAAGCTTGGACTTATGATAACGGTGTAAATGTTTACTTGAAGAATTTTGGTGTATTTGCATGACAGTGATAAACCCACTACTAGAAGATTTGTCAAAACTTAAAGATGCTGAGATTGAAAATAAAATTCAAGATCTCAGCAAAAAGTATTGGACTGCTAGAAATCCAAATTTAAAAATGCAAATTGCATCATTTTTGGACATTTACAAAGAAGAATTAACTACTAGGCGAGCTAAAGCCTGGGATCAACAATACCAAAAACGTAATAAAGATCTTGACGACTTGATTCAAATCAACTAAAATAGTTGAATGCAATCTGACAAATTTGGTAATATAACTTACAATGAAAAAGATTTAATTGATCTACTTTATAAAGATCAGTTAGATTTTTTATCAAAAATTTATTTAGAAAAAACTCCAAACTTAGATAAGCTGAAAGAAATTTCAGAAATTAATCTACAGCATTTAGACCCCAATATTGAAACAGTATCTATAGAAGATTTTGATTCAGCACATCAAAGTGTTTGGTTTATGCCTGAAAAATATAAAAATTTTGATATTAAAAATTGGGTATTAGATCAATGTGCAGATACAGAAGCTTATAATAGGGCTCAAGAAGAACTAGCAGAATTTCAAACAAGAAATATGATGCCCTTGCTTCAATGGCTTAAATACCTAGTAGATACCTGCAGAGCTAATAACATCGTTTGGGGTGTAGGGCGAGGCAGTAGCGTCAGTAGTTTTGTGCTATTTTTAATTGGTGTTCACAAAATAGACTCAATTAAATATGACTTAGATTGGCGTGATTTTTTAAGATAGTAAAGGAGATTGCTATGGCAATGAAAGA